ATCCGCTTTTTCTGCGCTGAATTGCGCGGACCTCGCATTGGCCTCAGCATTTGTAAACGCTGCAGCGGCCTGTTCAATCAGAGGCATTTCCGTTTCGCTGATGATCGTATCATCTGCAAGGGCGGAACGTTCTACAGCAAGGATAAAATTAGCAGTTGCAAGGATACTACCATCTTTAGAAATTACGAGCTCGCAGGGGACTTCGCCGGCAACCGCGGTCATTTGATCTTGTACCGTGCAGCTTACAACACTGCCAGAATACGAGCATGCATACTGGAATCCTTTTCTATCTGGCTTAGTCCCCTGTATTGCAATGCTAATTCCGTCGGGGATAGCATATAAAACTGCGCCATCATACAGTTCAAATTTCAGTGTGCGGGATCCCTTGTCGTACTGCGATAAATAAATTCTCTCCGGGATGTCTGCATTCGGCACCAAATTTACTTTGATTATTTGTGTTTGCATCTCTTTCTTCCCACCTCCTTAACTGATTTCCTGTATTAATCCATATTTTGCGCTTACTTTTCCCCGCGTGATCCCGCCCGCCATAGGGACGTCGAACCTATGGACGGCTTCGACGGTTTTCGGCAAATCCGTATATGCCTCACCCGTATTAACGGATAAGGTTGGCTTAATATATTGAATCTTAGGAGATGTGTAATCGCATCCACCTCCATTAATACTTACGCCAGTAACAACCGTCAGATATTCCGTCGACCCATAAGCATTTTTAAACGATATGTTTTTTGTCTGGACGTTCAGTGTTGGCTGAGTATAATGGACGCCACCGCCAGATATTATGTTTACTGCTCCTCCGTCTAATTGGACGCCTTTTAAAAAAATGTTTTTTGTCCCGATGGTTGTGAATTTCCAAGTTGGAATTTCGATGTTCTCCCACTGTATATCTTTGATATATGATTGTTCCCCCGAAACCCCTACATGTCCTTGTATGGCCAAAAGTCCATTTGTGATATCAAATAGACCATTGCCAACATCCAGCTGTGCCTGTATGGTTCCATCTTTGTATCCAGTGATCTTGCCATTGTTGATTTCAATTATTCGGTTATCGGCAGCATTGATACTCTGCAGATTGCCGTCGTTGTCCAGTTTAAAAGATGGGGAGTCGATTGATAGTGATTTCGCAGTCATGGCTCCGGTCTGTAGATCCCATGTAATATTGCCATTAAGATCGGCTAAGACGCCAGTTTTAATCATGGACGCATCGAGTGTGCCCGTTGCAATATAATCTGCATTAAAGGCCCCGTCGATTGTCCATGCGGTATCAAACGGACCGTTATAGCCGTTTTTGGAAAAACCGATGCCGTTAAGATTCATTCGGATAACATTTACGGCCGTGTTTTTATTGTCCGTATCCATGATCAGGATTTCATTCGGCTCTCCGTTTGCGTCGGTGTTAATCACAACATGCCCGCCAAGGCCGCCCTTAATCAAATTGGTTGCTCTGATAATTGCCTGTTTCAGAAATGACACAGCTCTGTTCTGCCGATTTATTGTATCCTGACTGGTCCCATTGATCGTATCCGCCAGATTTGTCTGCGCATTTCCAACTTCAATCGAGTCGTAGCGATTTTTTAAAACATTGTAGGTCGTGCGGATTACTTTGGCTTTCGCATCGATGCCAAGCTTGCCAAATTTAACTGTCAGCGTATCGCATAGGTTCACGCGTTCCAGCGATGACAGTTCCTTGTATTCTTCGGTCTGCCACAACGCGACAAACGATACATTGATGCTTACCTTTGGGATACCGATATCATTGCTTTTAATGTATCTCTTTGCGTATTCTCTGAGCTGATCGGTCGTTGGCTTTGCCTGAAATACTGAGGAACAGTCTAGTGGCATTGTCATGTGGTGCGGATAGCTGTTTACGTAATCTGAGTAAACAACGCCAGTGCTCCATACGGTTTCGGGCTCTCCGGAGTCCGTAGAACCCGACCAATACGGAATAACGCCAGTCACAGTGTCTTCGATAGATTCCTCCTGTGATATATCCGTGATGTTTTTCCCATACCGTAGCACAACGCCCGTGTCATTACCACGCTGCTTATGTAACTTTACGGTAAACCCGTCCCACTCGTATTCTCCGCCAAAACAATCTAGGACAGATCCTTCCGTCCCGCCTAGCCTCGACCGGATCGATGCCGGAATATCTAATGCGAAAGATCCGGTATTTGTATTGTCTGACCAGAAAACAAAGGGGCATTCCTCCTGTGCATTTGATTTAAGGGCAAGCATAGCTTCGGAAGCACTGCTGCAAGGTTTTGCGTCCCCCGCCGGCGGAAGTGCCACAATTTTTGATAGCCGGTAACTGATATGCCGCGCGTTAATGGTTACTCTGCCGCTGTTCGGTTTCGAAATGTAGTAAATATCGAAGGGCTGCTTTTTTTTCCCATCTGCCGGAACTGCGCAGATAATGCGTGATTTTGCAATATCTTTGAAATGGCATCCATCGATTGGATATTCCATCGCAAGCTCAAACTCGCCATTTCGCGCCTCCGTGACTGTGCAAGACAGCGCATCCGAAAGCCGTCCGAGCCCATTAGACGTAAACTGTGTTTCCGTAGCATCGTATAAAATGGGTATCATAGTGTCCACCACCTCGGCGTAATCATGATTTTCGTGATTGTGTCATCTGCCTTTATCCCGTTAGCTCCGGGCAACAAAATAGGAAAGTTGTCTTTCTCCGGAGTAATGTTGGAATTAAGATTATTTGCGCCACAGAAAGCATCCATTGTATTGCAGTCTATGTCGATGTAACTGTCCGAAAACTTTGAGATAGTGATAAGATCATGCCCGATATATAAATTTCCGTAGCCGTAAACCCGTATTAGCGGCGCAGCCGCAAACGGATATCCGTTGTAGATCGTGTCTCCGGTTTTTACTGTGATCGGTGTCTCTCCTGACTTTATGTAGCACTGCGGGATGCAGTCAAAACTAATTGATATTTTGGCTGTCCACCTGTGTGGTCCCGGAGTCGGTTGCATTTGCCCAGATAGCCTAGCTATTCGGTAAATGTCTGGCCTGTAACTGTCTTCCAGCCGATGATATCCGGTTTTCGACGCCAGCAGCGCCCGTACTGCGTTTCCGCGTACCACATAATCCTTTATCAGACAATCATAGGTAATCATTACGTTTTTATACCGGTTGTTGTCAAATAACAAAGAGCCGCTCCTGCCCGGGACATCCACCTGCTCCTCGTCGCGTTCGGGGATCGGATATACTGGGCATGATATAATCAGGCCTAACGCTTCTGACGAAACCCCCCCGAATGTAAATTTTCCTTTTACGCCCATACTGCCTTACTCCTCGAGACCTCATGCTGGATGTATCTATCAGAACCGCTGTAAATCTGTTGTTTAGCTTTCGTCATATCTACATCCATGCTACCTTCAATCTGACGTGGCTTCTTACCCTGCTCAACTAGCTCGGACAGCAGAGAAAGCATCTGCGCCATCTGCGCCTTGCTTACCATTCCGGATTCTTCGCGTACAATTGTTCGCAGATCATCCAACGCGCCGACAAACTCAGGCCGTTTTTCGCCTACACCGATGACGGTCGGAGAGAAGAAGATGCCGCCCTTGTCATACCAGTCAACGCCGAAGTTCGGCACGCTAGGCGGGTTAAGAGAAAACTTTCCTTCGATCGAGAAATGCGGGAGCTTGATCTTCGGCAGTTCCCAGGAAAAATCGAAAAACCCTTTCATCTTCTCGATCGCATCGTGAACGGCATCCCGTGCGGCTTCGATCGGCGTAATAATCGCCGACTTGATGCCGTCCCACACCGTCGTTACCGTATCCTTGACGCCGTTAAAAACGGAGGAAACCGTGTCCCGGATGCCATTGACCACAGTTGACACCACAGTTTTAATGCCATCCCAGACGGTCGAGGTGGCTGTGCGGATCGCATTCCAGATCGTCGTAACGGTAATCTGAACGGCATTGATTGCGGTCGTTATTACGGCCACGATCGCATTCCAGACAGTCGTTATTACGGCCACGATTGCATTCCACACGGTCGATGTGACAGTCCTGATCGTGTTCCAGATCGTCGTGATGACGGCTGCGATCGCGTTGATCGTGACCGTGATCGCGGTCTTGATCCCGGTCCACACAGAGACGACGATAGCCTTGATCGCATTCCAAATTGAGGCAAAGAAGCTTTGTATTGCGGTAAGGACCGTGACAATCGTAGTCTTGATATTGTTCCAGGTTGCGCTCCACGTCGTGCCAAACCACCCGCAGACTACGTCGAGGATACCCTCCATCATATTCAGCACAGCCTGGAACGTGTTTTTGATGTAATTCCAAACCGCCCCGAAAACCTCCTGCACGCCTTGCCAGGCCTGATCCCAGTTGCCGGTAAAGATGCC